ACTGGAGATAAAATTGTTTGCGGGAAAATAGGTGTTGCTGTGCCAGCCATTTAAAAGCCTCCAAATTGTGTATAAGAAACTAGATCAGATGGCGCTATAGTTGATCCGCTACCTTTAATATCAAAAGGAGCACCTAAAGGATTTATAGTTAATGCCATTTATGTTTTCTCCGCACTGGATAAATAATTTTTTGTTGAATCAGTATAATTTATAGTAATTGTGGCTACAGTTGTTCCGCCACTTCCACCTATTTTAAAAGTGTAAATTTCTTGCGTTGCACTTGGATAAGCAACTGAAACATAGTTGTAAGTTTCGCTAAGCAAACCTGCAACATTATAAGTCCTAAGCTTGTATTCTGACTTATCGCCACTTGTAACTTCAGATGCTGATTTCCTAATTGCCTCTAGACCATGATCGTTGACACTCATAAATCAACGCTCGCAAATTCTAATCCTTCATATTCAGGAAGAACAAAAAAACAGAAAAATCTATCGCCCTGTGAAACGATTGTTTTTAATTCTACCTTAAAAGGAAGACTTGTAATGAATTGCTCGATTATTGCAGCTGATTTTGCCGAAACATATCTGATGCGAGTTGAACCTAGTGAAGACATATTATTATTTCATGCCCCATAAAGATTTTTATTTCTCTATGGGGCACCCACTCCCCTAATTTTTAAAACAGGACTATGCGCTTAAGAGATGTCCTTTGATAACAACTCTGAAGGCACCAGCAGTAGAAGCAGTTGTAACGTCTAACTTAACTTCTTTTCCAGCTGCAGAATAATATTTAGCGTTAGGAACAACGTAAATATCACCTGCATCTGTAGCGCCAGCTGTTTGAATGCGAAGGTAAGCACCTGCATTTTTAGCATCCCAACCATACATGCCAGGAGTGCCGAGAGTAACTGATAAGCTACCGTCAACAAAACCGTCAGCATCGTCATCGTCGCCAACATCTAAGTTAGTAACGCCTGTAATTGCACTATCAACAACAACAAAAACTTTTTCAATTAAGCAGCCTGCAGGAATAGCCATAACCACTGAATCGTCAACAATTGTTTTTGCGTTGTCGCTAGACAAACCAGAATTGTCTCCTGATCCGCCGTGTGCGTAAAATACTTCTTGAACGAATGATTCTTTCTTAAACATCTTCTATCTCCTTAACCTATAGTAGCGACGCGAAGGTTGCTGCATTGTTTGATTCCGAAAAGAACGTCCATGTTCACACGTTGAGCGCGTTTTCCTTCTCCGCCAAGATTAAAAACTTCAACTTGAGGAAGTTGTTGAACTGCTAATTGCATGAAGATTGGGTGGAATAAATAAGCAGTGTTTCCTACTTCAGAAGTCCACTTAACTTCAAAACCTAGAACTGGCAAAGTAACAGCACCAGAGCTAAGAGGTGATCCTGCAGGAACAAAGTCCTTGCTAGTAAAACCAGTTATATTGAAAAGGTCATTGTATTGAGCAGCGCCTAAAACCATTTGACGACCTAGTTCTTCAACATCTGCATTGTCCAAAAGCTCTTTTGCTTCAAGAATATCGGCAAGTGCCAAAGTAGTTCCAGAATCATAAGCAATGCTATGGTCTGGTGCTGAAGCACTTGGAACAATAGCTGCAATAATGATTGATTGCATTTTCTTCATGATTGAATGAAGTGCAAGGTCTCTCAAAGCTGTTTGAGCATCTAAAGATTGCTTCAAAGCTTTTTTAGTTATGATGTAATCTTTAGCAAGTTGTTTGTTGATAACAAGTTGCTGACCGCTCAAAGTAGTGGAGTCGGCGTCAACTTTTTCGTTTTCTTGAATTTCAACTGCTAAATCAAATTGTGGAATGCTAGAGATATTTACAGTGTCACCAAGTTGAGAAATTTCACCTTGATAATCTGTAGCAACGCTAGAATTAAAAGGAAGTTTTTCTAAAAGAGTTGGATACCAAGCGGAACTCCAAAACTCAGGGACAATTGCTGCCATTTCACTGCCAGCTGACATTACTTCATCGGCCATATTTTATACCCTCCAAAGATATATTTTAATTTCTATTATTTTTTTGTAAATTCTGTTGTTGAACATATTTTGGCCATAACTTTTTAAGCATCACTTGGTCTTCAGGCTTTTTGGATCGGCTTAACTCTACCATGTATTGATGAGTTAAAGGCTTTTCCTCATCTACAGTTGAACCTCCACCAGAGTTTACTACTGCAGTTTGATTGCTACCAAAAAGAAAATTGTATTTCTTTTTGTAACTTTCAACAAAAGAATCTACTCCAAGCACGTTAAAGTTTCCTTTTGAAGTTATCTCTAACTCTACGTTGTCGAAACTTTCACTTTCTAAGAGTGAAAGCGCCTCTTGTTTAAAACCTGTTTCAAGCAATCGCTTTTGTATGGCTTTGAATTTCTCGTTATAAGCTACCATCTTTTTGAGATTTTCTGAGCTTTGTCGCGCTTCATCAGCCTCTTTTTTAGCGGCTTCTTTTTCGCTTCTTTCAAGCTCATACAATCCCTTGAAGTCTTGACCTGCTTCCATATTCTTTTTTTTGAAATTCTCAAACTCTTTGCGAAGATTATTTATTTCTAAATCTTTTTCGCCTAAAGCTTTTTTGAATTTCATCATGTCGTTTATGGCGCGCTCATGATCTTCTGGCTTTATAACTCTTGTGTCTGTTTGTTGGCTTGTCGCCTGTGTGTCTGTACTAGCACCGCTAGTTGTAGACGTTTGGTTTTGCTGAGCACCGCTCGCATTATCTTCCATTATATCCTCCCGAAGTCGGTTTACAACACTCGTTGTTATTTTAAAGTTTATCTTTTAGCAAACGATTGTAAAGGTCTTTTGCAAATTTAAGCAATTTAGCATTAAAAGTTTCGCCACTATTAGGAATAACTTGTCTATGTGGTTGCCCAGTATTTGGATCAGTATGGCCACTTTCTAACTTTTTTCCATACTCAGATTGGAAACCAATGCGTATAGAATGCCTATTGCTAGTAACTGAAAAAGAAGGAGAAAACGCAGTTAAATCATTTAAAAATTTTCCACTTAAAGTTAAGTTGACAGGAGTGGGCGGTTTTTTGTTTCCAGGATATTTTTTAGGATTTTTATAAGCTGGGAATCTTCCCTGACCACTGACAGGGCTATAACCTCGCTGAACCGTGTCAATAATTTCATCAATCAATGGTCTTCCAATTTTGTTAGGAATCTGACTAGTAACTGATTCTTGAATTTTTCTTAATTTGTTTAATGCTTTTTCCTTCATTCGCCTTTGAACTGTGGCCGTAGGTGTAAGTTTAACTTTAAATGAGCTTGCCATTAATCTTCTATGTTATCTTTTATTATTGATTTTAGTTCGTTTAAAATTTGTCGCTTAAAGTTTTCGCCTTCTTTAGGAATAAATTCTCTTGGCGGCAAGTCGCTATCACCATAAATTCCTGAATGATTGTGCCCATCAGCTTTTTTTGCTTGCTCAGAACTATCAAAACCAATAACTATTTTATTCCCTCTAGGCTCTACAACTAAGTCGCTAAGCATATCACCGAACAATTCAAGGTCGGCTATATTAGAACCGCCTTGAGATTTTTTATATTCTGCGTATTTTTTGCTTAAGCTTCTTTTCCATGAACCGCCACTAACTGGAGATTGAGCTTTTGAAATATAATCTAGCATTGCGCTTTTCAAAGCATCAGAAGCTTCCTCAAGGGCCGTTGTTTTTATAGACTTATCTTTTGGTTTTTCAATATCAAACAGCTCAAAAGGATCAAACTCATAAAATTTTTTCATAAAGAATCTGTATTTATTTCTTTAGAAGTATTTCCATTATCGTCATTATTTTGATTTGATTGGTCTTGTTTTTGAAAAGTAGGTTTTTGAAATGATGCACTTATAGTGTTTGCTATAGAGCTAAGTTTTTCTTTTTTTATTCTTAAAAGTTTTTCTTCTGCTTCTTCATGGTTTAAATCAGGGTTATCAATCATTATTAGATCAATCTCTTCATTGATGCCTAATTCTTTTCTTATTTTTATATTTTCAAGTTTTTCCTTTTCACTAATAGGTGCTTTGCTAAATTCAAATTTAATTTTAACTTCTGTTCCTTCAGGAATTGGACCTATCATTGAAAATTGTTTTGTGAGCTTACTTTGCTGATAATAAAGATTTTGCCAAGCAAATATGATTTCCCATAAATTTCTTTCAATGTCCCTATAGTAAGCTTGCTTATCTATAACTGACTCAGTTGATTGCGATTGCTCAATCATCATTGCCACACCACTAGGAAAATTTGCAGGGTCTAATTTAATACTAATATTAGAAGGTGAAAGATTATTAGTTGAAAGAACTAATGCAACATATTGTTCAATAAGTTTTAGCCATGCCTCTATTGGCGGTGTTGGTGAAACAACGCTCACTTTGGGTTCAGGCTCCTTGTCCTTGTCGTAAGTCATGACCAATGCATTATGCGGGCCCACTGTGAATTGCTTCGGCAATCCTTCTCCGCCAGTTATGACAATCTGTCCCCATCCCTGCATGTACGCGATTGAATTAATATCAGTGAGCAAAGTATTAACAAGAATTGCAGCATCAACTAAATCCTGACCACCATCTGCCCAGAAATGTCCATTTTGATCATCACATGCAAACGCAAAAGGAAGTAAATTAATTGGATTTAATTTATCCGCTGGTGATTTTGATTGAATATAATCGCCATTTGAATCAGTAGTAAAATGATATTTGTCTGACCACCAAATATATTCTTGATATTTTTTATCTAAAGCAGAATTTGATTCTGTAAATTCACTGAGTATCACTGCACCAGCTTCCTCGCAATTATTTGCAAAGGGCAAAACATCGTATTGAGCTGGAGAAAATACTTTCATTTTCAAATCATATTGTGGTGATCCAGCTTTATCAGACATTCTTTGGTTTAAGACTGGAACAATTTGCGTTGCAGTATTTTTGAAAAGCTCTAACCATCTATCGGATTTTTTACTGTTTTCGTTAAACTCTAACGCGTCTTCAAGTAATGCTATTTGTGGTGTTCCTGTAGTTTCAGATTCTATTGTAGATTCTCTTTGCACATTTCCTAAATAAGTTTGGCTTTTTTTATCTACAATTTTTCTACATATTGAAACATTTGTTGCCCTATTTTTCATAAGGCTTATTGTTTTTTCTTCTAAACCTTCATCATGTAATTTTTTAACAACCCATTTTACGGTCTTATCTTTATAAACTTCATATCGACGGTTTGCTTCAGCTTTCCTGTCAGTGTTTTCTTTTGATTGCAATTCATCAATAACTATTTTTCTAAAATCTTTTTCTAGAAGTTGTTCCTGCTTAATTAGTTTAATCATCTTATTTTTGCCTCCCGCCATGAGCCTGCTTTTATTTTAATTGGAAACTCGTATTCTATCATGTCTTTAAACCCATCTAGCCAATGTGTTCTGGCAGGGTTCGACTTATCTATGCTACCATTTTTTATCGAACATCGTTCGGCATCTGCAATAAAGTTTTTACACCTTGGATGCACTAACAATTTTCCTTTTTGAATAAAAGCATTAGCAGCATTTAGACAATCCATAACTGAATCTATTTTTCTTTTGTACCTAATATCATTAAAGCCATGCTGCTTCAGAATATCAATATCCGATCGACCTTGGCTTTTTGTGCTTCCAGAATTTCCAGCTGGGTCAGGAAAAATGACGCAGTTCTTATGCCCTAATTTTCTATAAAGCTCTGCGGCCATTTGATCCGTGTCTGACCTGCCAGACAAACAAATTTCATCGAAAGCCGTGAGTATTGGTTTATTTTCAATAGCTGGATGCAAATTATAAAGCGTTGCTGCCATTGGATTTAGGTTAAAGTCCATGCTTACCCAAACAGGGAGCTCATCATTGTATTCAACTTGATCGCTAACATGCTTAAAACGATTAAACTTATGCAGAGCGGCCTTTCCATTGATGTTTATAAATTGACCGTCAACGTACATTTGAGACATTAATGAGTCGTAAGATTCTTTTAATGTGTCAAAATACTCCTCATGAACGTGAAAGTTATCTGTGCTTTTTCCAAAAATTAAATCTGTATCTTCTCTAGGGTTTGAAACAAAATATTCATATCCCCAATTATCTAAGCCCTCAGGTGTTCCAGACATAGCAGTCTGAAGCAGCTTTGCTTTTTTTAATCTTGTTCTTCCTTTAGCAGCTAAAAAACTTTCCTTCGAGCAAAGTGTGACTTCGTTGATTAAGAAAAATGCTAAGTTTGGGCCTTTTATGCTTTTGCCGTTGTCTTCATCATGGAACACATAAACCTTTGTTCCAGTATCAGGAAGAATTATTTCGCTGTCTCCTGGTCGCCAACGAAAAGGAATGTTGTTATTTTCTGTTATTTCATAAAGTGTCGGGAGCACGTCGCGCTTAAACATTTTCAATGTTGGAGCTAAAAATCCTGCAGGAAGACCTTTATTTATTGTAGCCAATTTAAAAAGGTGCATACAAAGAGAATAAGTTTTTCCTCCTCCATATCCTGAGCTTAGAAAAACATTTCTTTTAGTAGAGGAATGAAATTTTGCTTGGTGCTTTAAAGGCGAATACTTAATCGGCCTCAGCTTTTTCATTCATTTTGACTGTCGCCCTCAACAAACACAAAGCCGTCTGAAGTTGCTGGCATAGTGTTTGAGTCAAAACTAATGTTAGCACCATAGATATTTTTGCCCATGATTGCCCAATGTGAAAAGCTTCCTTTAAGTTTTCCTTGTTGTGAAGCAATGCCTACAGTTTCCCAAGTCATTAGTCCTGCGTTTTTTGCTTGTTCTTTAGCCATGACCCAGTCTTTGTGTTTTGATTCCCATTCGTAAAGCGTATCAGGATTGACCTGAATAACACTTGCAAAAGTCCCATAGCTATAACCTTCTCGCATGTGTTCAATTAAAAGGTCGCAGTATTCTTTTTTATATTTAGTTTTTCTGCCAGCGCCTTCTCGCTGTCCGCCATTCTTTTTTCTTACAGCAACTTTTTGCTTTAAATGTTCTAAGCGCGAACGAGGCTTATCTAATTCACTCATCGCTAAAGCCCCCAAAGGATTTTATTTGTGCTTCAGGAGATTCTCGCTCAATAGTGTCCATAATTTCTTGTGCTCTTTGAATGTTTTCGGACTCGTTTCTAATTCTTATTTTCTCAAGTGAGCTTAAAGCTTGTTGCCTATGATGTTCTAAGCAAACGGTAGCAAATGTTTTAGCCATGCTTCTAATTATAAATCTGTATTTCTCGGCGTTAAAATTAAAGTTGTATCTTTCAGCGCGAAGTATTTGATCGCATAGATTATTGAGAACTAAATCTTTTCTTTCGTGATTTAAAACAAATTTTAGAATCTCAGGCTTTGGAGCTAGTGTTTCTTCTAAGAATTTGTCAAAAATAACTTTTACGTTATTCCTGGACATCCATTCTCACTTCTGAATTTTCAAATTTACTTTTATTTGCCTCTGCTTCCATGCTTGCCGCTTTAACTGCTGAGTCGGTTGCATGAGCTAAGCTTAATTTATTACTGTGAATGTATTCAATTTCATGCGTGTGATTATCAACAATAGTCTTTTGATTTTCTCCATCATAAAATTCTATTGGAACAATCTTAGTTTTATTTAATCCTGATGGCGCTTTATAAGTTACCTTTTTCATTGCAGGGCCACATTTTGCAACAAGCTCACCATTTTCATCAAAACTCCAAGTGACCTCGTGAAAATGTCCACCTACTGCATTGCAATTTTTTTGTGGTTGTCCCCAAGAATTACAGGAATGAAAATAATGTCCATGAGCTATTGAATCTAGTTTTACAATTCCCTTTTGCCAGCTTAAATCACGTTTCATTTCTGTAGCTTTTAATTTAAAGCAATGATGCAAAATACTCATTTGCTCTCGGAAATTCAATTTAGGTTCTACAGGTTTAGCTTGTTGTTTAACTGTGATTGTTTTTTTGAGTGATTCTTTTTGATCTGACATTTTTTCTCCCTAGTCTTAAAGCTTAAAGCTAGGTTTAGGGTATGGTGATTATAATTTTTTTTCAAGTGTTAACGTCAAAAATTTGAAATTTAACTTTTTTGTCAAAAACGTGTCAGACTAATTTCATGCGTTCAAAGTGCGAAGTGTGTGGCAGTTTGATTAGAACCTCTAGGCCTAACAAATTTTGCAGCAAGAAATGTTCAGACAGCGCAGCCAATCAGATGTTAGTTTCCCTTAGAGACAAAATAGCTGCTACAACGGCATGGCGACCGCTTCCTTTAGAGCCTACAATAAAT